GCAGGCGAGCATAACGCCCGAAGAACGAAGAGAATTAATCCAAGAATCAATATCAATGCGCAATTGGTTCATTGACCGTCAAGCAAAGGTTTTCAAGAATAAACCACAAGGCGTTGTCTTTAGTGAGGACTTCGACAAATGGGTTATGCAAGAATCTGTGCGCAGTTTTGAAAGCGATTTATTCCGCAGACTGGCTATCGGCTATACTATGATGAAAGGCGAATGGGTTGATAAGGAATTACTCATGGTTGAACTGGATGACAGACTGCGTGAAATCCTTGAGTCTTCTTTGAAAATGCGCAGAAATGTTATGGATGAAGATATTCGTTTGATACGCACTACTTTTTGGGAGAAAGATGTTCCCCGTTCAGTATTGTTAAAAGACATTGCTCGCTTGATATGCGACAACGATTACAGTTCGGCAAAGCGTTGGATTGAAGAATATTTAATCGGCCAAGCATGGTTCACAGAGTATATCCCCAAGAAGGATGGCAGAGGGCGTAAAGGCGTGGTATGCAGATTTGGTTTCCCCGAAGGTGAACGGTAATGGTTAAAATACACTATGTTAGTAGTAGGAATGGCGGGGTGCGCAAGTATCAAGCATTTCGTGATTCATGCTTTAGGCAACTGCAAGAATCCCCTACGGGTCAAATGCACATAGACGACTTACTCTTGAACCTACACACAAAGAAAAACACACCGATGAGATGCGGAATACCGATACGCAAAGGGGTTCACAATGTTATGCGTACCGATAAGAGGTTTGTGTGTGAAGGCGGAGGCATTTACTCACTTGTAAGGGAGGTCGAAGTATGAGACATAGTAAAAATGAAGTAGCAAAGACACATAGTATGCGCAGAAAGAGATATGCAAAGTGGATGGATAAGGCGGCTACTTTGCTTGAAGAGAATGGTGAAAGTATGACTGCTTCGCTATTACTAAACACGCTACCCGACGACAGGTATTCGCCGCCAAACGCAAACAGTGCGGCGCAAAAAATGATGAAGGATGAACGGTTTGGTACTTTTGAAGACTACACTATGGATTTACACGGCCACAGATACAAGACTCAATTCTTCTTCTTCGATTACAACAGAGGTGAAACGGATGAAGAGTAAATGGTTAATCGAGCAACGACTGGCGACAGAAGAAGACCCGATGGCGATTGAGGCGTTGCGTTGGGCTTTAGAATCACCCGAATGTCCATTGTGCGCACATCGCAACAGAAGGGATTGGGAAATACAGATTTTCAACGGCAACATTACAACAACATACCTTGAGTCGAAGTTCAATTGGGAGGTCGGTATTGTTGAAGAACATATGTCTGCGCACATGGATTATGACCCCGAAGAAGCAGAGAATGTCGAAGAGGCTCGCAGTGAAGCAATCACTACGCTTGATATGGCCGAAGATGTATTTTCAAGAATTACAAAGTGGCTCGATGAATGGGAGGAACAGAAGGACAAAGACGGCATCGACGCAGACTGGTTATCCACTGCTACTCGTCTTGTTGCGCAAGCGAATACAAACATTAAGTTAATCGGCACACTAAAGAAAGAGATTGGTGTTGATTCCCAAATGCTACTTGCGCATCAGCAAGTCAATGGAGTTATGGGAATACTTGTTGATACACTGCGCAATGAACCTAAACTGTTGAATCAGATAGAAATGCGCATCGGTGCGCTCAAAGCCCCGACGCACACAATCGAAGCAGACTATGAGGTGATTGACTGATGAATGAAGGCGAACCTATCAAGTGGAGAGCGCACTTCAACCAACTCATCAGTCGCCCGATTCCCGAAACAGAGTTCCCCGTTATTGCGCAGAGAATGCTCGATGATGGATTAATTGCGGTAATCAACGGAGAAGGTCTTCGGTGGTATAGTGGCAGATACAGAGTTTCGGCAACGGTTGTCCGTGACATGTGGGGCTTAAGCGAGCATCAATACAAGCGGTTTTATCGGTGGGTTTATATGAACGATGCTTTTAATGATTTAATAGAGGGAAACGAAGATGAGTAAAGTGATATGTATTGCAGATTTTACGGGGATTGTTTACTGTGATAGTGACTGGACTCCGAACCATGTTGAGCATGTGCAGAGAGGAAAAACCGTTAAGGGTGTGACAGTTGAGACACCTTCGGAATTATCCGGTTATGTGCGCATAGAAACCGAAGCAGGCGATTACATGCTCGTTAATACCGACGATTGGGTGATACAATGAACGATGAATTACAGAAAGACATGAATGAAGTCAGAAGGGCTATGACAGAGATTAAACAAATGGGTTATTCGATAACCAATGAGAAAAATGGCGATAGAGCCTCAAAGAAAATAAACATCGAATGGCACATTGATGATGTGTTGGAGATTAGACCCGACTTAGATGACCGAAAGGCTATGAATGTTTTATTTATGGTCGAGCGCAAACATGACGCAACAGTTGGTGTCAATTGGGAGGTTCTCGATTTTTGGGCTACGGAATTATACCCCGAAGGTGATGCGCAATGAAGCCAAGTGTTCGACAAATCATGGCAGGATTGCGCAACATACGCAGTCGGGTTAATGCAAACGAGTTCATGGCGCACTTCTGCCCCGACAAACCTTTCGATTCATACCACGCAGACCGTTGGGAGTTGTTTAGAGATGACCCCGTCGGCTTTTGGTGCAACAGTGATTCCTCGCAACAAAAGTTGCTTGAGGATTTGATTGTTGATTCTTTGGAGTTGGTTGATTGAAACAAGATAAATGTTCCCGATGCAAGCGCATGTTTGACCTGCAAGACCTTATGAATATCGAAAATAAAGTTGTTTGTGTGGAATGCCACGCTTTCGATGAGTACGGGGTGATTCTATGAGCAAGCAATATCGAAAATTCGCAGTTGAGAGAGCAGTTGAAGGATGGGAGGGCAGTGCAGACTGGTTCAGCGCAGATGCGTTATTACCAAGAGCAATAGACGCACTGCCTCAATCGCACATGCACATGAATGTCTATGCAGTGGCAAAGGCTCTGCGCATACTTGAAGGTAAAGGCGCACTTGAAGGCCGCAAGAAGGGCGGTGTCAAGGAATACAGACGAGCAGGTGTTTGGGATGGGCGTTCTCATTTTCACGCATGATGCGCAGAAATACCGAACCGGAGACTATGTCGAAGGCGGTTATGTTTCAAGCGACCCTCAAGTCGATGGTTTGACAGTCATAGTGCATAAGAGATACCCGACAGAAAAAGAATGTGTTGCATGGTTGCCGCACATTGCATACAGAATGGTTTGGGTCTGCGAGAAACCACCGAAGATGAAAAAGAACGATTCTATAATTATTGACGGCGTTTTCAAAAAGCAAGACTACACACGCAATATAGACGCAACTATGCGTTGGTCAAATAGAACAAAGTCATTTCCAGAATGCGCAAATGTTCCCGTTCCTCTGATGCTGTCATTCTTGCGGGAAAACAACAAGGATATTACACTTTGGCGTACACTGGCTAAGGCATTTACCAATGTTCCCGAAGACTTTCAACAAGCACTAATAAACTTCTCACATAAACCTGTGCGCAGAATGGCATGGCCTAAGAAAAAGAAGTCGGATGGTGTTTTAGAATACCCTCTCGGAATCCGTGAAAGTGATAAGCATTGGGAGAGTATTGTTCGATTAGATAAAGAGGTTGCGAATGTTTTGCGCAGAACAGAGAAAAGGTCATTACCTAAAGGATTACCGAAGCGTGAGCAACCAACACTGGATGGGTGGATATGACCGAAGGACAGTTCTTTTTTTTAGTTTTCGTCGTTTGGTTCACTCTCTCATGGGTTAATTTCGTGAGACTACCTTACCGTATGCGCAGAAGAGGGATGGGTGTTGAGCAAAGTGGAGAGTCGGGTGAGATGCCTGCTTCTGCGAACATGGCAATGTGGCAAACGATGGGCGATTAGGAGTATGTCTTTTATACCTTACCTCTTGAGCAGTAAATGTGGCGAAGAACAATTCCCGAATGCGCAGAACAATAGTTCGTATATTGTTTGAAGGCGGGCAAATGACTCGTTCTCAAGTGTCTTCGGCATTACATCGTTTAGGTTTATTTCGTGAAGTTCCGAGCGAATCGAGCCTTGCTGCACTGATTAGCAAGAATGCGCAGGTTGTCAGTGTCGGTCAAGCAAAAATAGAGTTGAGCAACGGTTTGACTGTACGCAATATGGTTTTCGATGTTGATAGAGATTTAATTCGAGAAGAAGGAGATATTGAATTGACGATGCCTTATTCATCTATGACCAGTTCGCTCAAGGAAAAGGCGGTGCGCTGCCCTTCGTGCAAACAAATGCGGTATATGCCGGACATGGATATTTGTTTAGTCTGCTGCCGCCGAGAGGTTTAATAGGACATACACTTTCATTTCAAACATGGGGAAACAGAAAAGCCTATTGCATAAGTCGTGTGACGACTACGACACATCGAATCCAACATACGCATGTGGTGAGACTGTCGAACATAACCCAAATCTCACCGATGCGCAGGCTATGGCTTTGAACAAATGTCCAAACTGCTTCCCTTTCAAAGAAGCCTCTAAACTCAACAACAAGGTATCGAAGGAGGGCTGGCTATGACATTCATTATAGGAATCGCAGGTCGTATGCGCACTGGTAAATCCACCCTCGCACAAATTCTCGAAACATATCTCTCACGCACACATACAACAATGACTTTCTCGTTTGCAGAAGCAGTTCGCCAAGAAGTGTCGGAGGTCATTTGGACTCACAAGGGTTCTGCCGAAGCAAGGTTCTTACTTGAAGTGAAAGAAGCGGCGCATAAAGAATCAGTGCGCCCACTGCTACAAGCATTGGGTCAAGCAAAGCGACAAATGGTTGATGAAGACTATTGGGTTGATAGGGTGCAAGACTCCATCAACCGTCAAGGTGAAACATCAGTCGCTATCATAGACGATGTGCGCCATCACAACGAGGCAGACTTCTGCATTAGACATGGTATGCTTATCCGACTGCGTGCGCCCGAAAGCACACTGATTGAGAGAGGTGCTAATCCCGAAAGACTTGCGCACTATTCTGAAACCGCTATGCGTACACCGTCGCAAGGAGAGTTGGGTAATCCGCACAAGGTCTTAACGCTCGATACTGCCGGACTTTCACCGAAGGGTATGTTCAAAGCATTACGCCCTTTCGTTGAAGAAATGTTGGAGGAATATGCATGAGTAATCAAGGCGCAGACGATATTGCAGATGAATGCGGGTATAAATCGGCAGTGGATTTAATTATGGACTCTTTGACAGAAGAAGAGATGAAAGACATGTTGCGTGAATACTTGCATGAAGACGACACGATTTATGATATAGTGCTTGAAATAGCATCCGACCAACATGAGTATGTTGATTGGGAACAGGTCAAGGCAGACGCAGACGACGCAAAATATCAAGAATTTCGAGACAGAGGGTGTGATGATGAATGATTAAGCGTTTTACTCGTTGGTTTCTGCGCAGAAAGGGAATAAATCTATGCCATCTGTGCGATGCTATTACAGAGAATACTTTGGGTGACAAACATACTTGCTACGGTTGCGAACATGAAGTCATGGGTTATGAGCATGAACACCATGCCCGAATGTGGCAACTTTACGGAGAGGGTTATTGATGAGTAGTATTTGGTGGGAAAAACACAGACCAATGGTTCTGCGCCAGTTCGTCGGACAGAGTCATTTGATACCGGAGTTCGAGAATATCATTGACAAAAGACAACCTATGCAACATTACATTTTTAGTTCCCCCGAAGCGGGAACGGGTAAAACCACACTTGCGTATATTCTTGCGCAGAGTCTTGGTTATCAAATCCACCACTACAATGCGTCATCTAAGAGAACAAGAGGTATTGAGTTCATTGAAGATGAGTTAATCCCTCTTGCGCAAAGTGGTTTAGGTGAAGTCATTATTCTTCTCGATGAAGCAGACCAGTTGACTCTTGCGGCGCAAAGCGCACTAAAGGGAGTTATCGAAGGTTCTTCTTGCTACTTCATTTTGACTTGCAACGACCTTAGCAAAATATCCCGTTGGTTGCAGAGCCGTTGCTCGGTTCGACATTTCAAAGCACATACTGTTGATAGTGCGTTGAAAACAATGCGTGATATTCTCAAGTCGGAATCAATGACAGTCGAAGACGACGATATTACAAATCTCGCAAGAATACATGAAGGTGATTTACGCAACACAATAGGCGCATTGCAAACACTATGCTATCTCTCCGATGAAGAAGGAAAAAAATTCCTTCTCGAAATGGGGGAAGGTTTTGATGCTCGCCGTTATCTGCGCCTTGCTACAACCGAGAAGTCTGTTTCAGACGCAGTAAAGTTGAGTAGCAACATGAATATGCGTAGCGTAGTGCGCAGAGTTTTCGACTACGCAACAAACAGTCCAGCCGATGCAAAAATGATTGCAAAGGTCGTTGAATGCGCAATAATCAGCGAGCGTGATATTGTCATGGGTGTTGATGAAAGCGTTGTTCGATGGGATTTTGCGAGGATGCTCTCGATTTAATCGGGGGGTTTATATGAGCAGCAGGTATAGGACAGAATACACAGGAAAAGTGAAGAACATGGTTGATGAAAAAATTATAGAAAGAGTAGCAAAAAATGTCGGATGCACAACAGAGGCTCTGCTTGCAAAGCATGAGAGCGTCTTGAATGCGAACAAAGCAAACCTTCAAGCGAATGGTTTATCCGAAGAAGACATACAGATGAAGACCCTAAGAATGGCCTCCGCAGAACTAAGAGTAGTCTCTGCAAGACTCGCCCGAAGTGGTTGCGAGAACATTGAAGGTATGTTTATCAGTGTGCCACGCACAAAGGATATTGCGGCACGCCAATATGAGAACATGAAGACAAACCTCATGGGGCTTGACGAAGATGCACGCACACTACTTGTCTCTCAAGGTGTCTGCGCACTATTCTTGAATGATGATGTGAACGGCGGTTATCGCTATATCCACAACCCTTCTCTTGAAGGAAAACAATCATTCGACATTTCCTCTGCTGAAAAGCATGTGACTGAACTACCAAAGGCGGCGAAGGATATTAACGACGGTACAGGCTACTTTGTTTTGATTGCCGACAAATCTTCTCCCTCATGGCCTTCGGGCAGTCCGAATTACCGCTATGGCCGATACCGAGCGCAAAGCGAACCGATGCGTGACTGCGTATTCTTAGGCAACAGTGCGGACAATAAGACAATTAGACCTATCAAGGTTCGATTCAACGGTGATGACGCACTGGCTATCCACCCAACATTTGTCACTGGTCGATTGCCGGTCAAATTGGGTCGAAACGGTGATGTGGGCTACACTAAGTCGCAGGTTTCTCTTTTTAGCGCAGATGACACATTGGTTTCGATGTTCGATAGTGCGCCTTTCGATGAAGAAGGCAACGGTCTTCTGAAAGACCTTGCAAATGTCACTCCGCTAACTGGTCTTGCAGACCTTGAAGGTTGGTTGGGTTCACTATCTGATAAAGAAAAGTGGGATGCTCTCTGCGCAATGCCTCTTGAGGTTGCGCACATCGACCCAAGAGAGAAAGGTGGCTACATCATTACTCTCGCAGACCTTGACATTACTTCACCTATTCCTCCGATTGACCTATGGGTTTCTAAAGAAGAAGAATCAAAGGTTGATTTCGCAGTCGGCTCTATTGTTATTGCCTGCGGTGGCGGTTGGATTGGTAAAGACGACGGAATGCCTCGTATGAGCGTTTCCGGTTGGTGGGTCATGGACTCCGTCGAAGGACTCGGCGCAGAAGACGACGCAGAAGAATCCGAAGAAGCGGTCGAAGACTCTATGGGATGGTGATTTTGAATGGCAAACGCATGGGCTAACGCAAAGAAAGGTGCAAGTAAGAAAGAATCGCAGGCAGACAAGCCTCCAATGCGTGATATGAAAGCGCATTATGAGGAATTGTTTGCGCAGAAGCGTTCTCGTACTCAAACAGTGCGCATGGCACTTGTCGGTAAAGAAAATACCGCTAAGACTGGCACTGCCGTTTCTCTTGCTCGTCAACACATCGGCGCAGATAAGCAAATCATCATCTTCGATGTTGACAATAGCGCAATGCAAACTGTTTCAGCAAATTATCCCGACGATGAGAATATCCTCGTTATCCCTCTCTATGATGAGTTGGATGATACGATTTTTAACGAAGACAATTCAACCAATTACACGGCTCTTGTTGATAAAATGGGTCACTTCATTAACATTGTTGCGCAGAAGTGCAGGGATGGCGAAGTGGGCGCAGTAATTATGGATGGAATGTCGTCATTCTTGAAGTGGTGCGAGTTTGCAATGACCGATGTTCTAATGAACCGTTCAAAGAATCCTGTCAATGTCGAAGACGGCGACAAGTTTAATCAAGCCGAATGGCGCATACGAAACAAATTGTTCCGTGATATTGCTAATCGTGCGCATCAATTGCCTGTTGACGCAGTATTTTTCACATTTCACTTGAAAGATAAGAAGCAATTCGCAGATGTTGGCAACGGCCAAAAGGGATTGATGAAGATTGGCGAAGAACCCGAATGGGAAAAGGGTACTATGCGCCTATTTGCGCAGCAGTTATGGATGACCCGATACACTAAGAAGGGCGACCTCGCCGCAGGTGTTAAGGCAGATAAGAACCTTGCAGAAGGTGCGTGGGAGATTAGAGCGTCAATCGAAGAAATGAAAGGTTTCAACCAAGAGCATTTAGGTTCAACGCACACTGTCTTAAGCGTCAAAGGTGGCGAAGTCACATGGACTGGATTACCTTTCTTGGCATGGGGTTAAAATGCCTGTCAAAAGGGTTAAGCGGGTATGGATGCAAGGGCGTTCTTCTCGAATACACTATGCAATTGACTGCACACCGGATGGCTCTTTTTCCTATGTCCTATGCAGAGGCTTCCCCTCTGTCGGTAAACATGAAGCGATTCACCCCGATGCTGACACAGAAGATGAACTAAAATGTGCGCAGTGCCAAAGAGTTTGCGATAGGATGCTAAGGCAGAAACCCGAAGCATACAAAGTTGATTAACGACGGGTTTATATTGACTAATAGACGAGTGATATATATGTCGGAAACATTGACAATCGAGACTAAAGAATTACAAGCACTTCTCAAGCGCACGCAGAGAAATGCAACAATCAACGGAAAAAATATTCCGCAGGTTGAGGGAACAACAATATACGCAGATAAGGGCTTTGCGCAAACCTGCAACATTGTTCGGGATGGCATAACAAGTATCTCTCTGTTCACTGCGGAATGCGAGAATAGCGAACCTGCGAGCATTGTAGTTGCGAACATATCCTTGATGCTTGGCGCACTATCGAAACACAAGAGCGCAGTGCGTTTGACTCAAGATGATGGCAAAATAAAAATTGTTTCTGCTGGAAAACAAACAACTCTAATCAGTAGCAGGGATGCAAAGGCTTTTACACACACCAAAAAGACCGTGAACGAATGGTCTAAAGAGAGTTTTGAGCGTTTCAATGCCGCAATAATAAAAAACGAAGGGAAATACACAGCATCCACTGGCGATACTGTCGAACCTTGCGCAGAAGTCGTAGTGTCTGTTTCAGACTTGCTTGACGCAATGGATAGCGGTTCTATGAACGGTCAAAAGGTATCTCAATACAAGTTCTTCACAGAAGACGGCTTGTTATTGTTAAGCGCAGGCGCAGAAATCAAAGGGCGCACTAAGTCTCTTCTTGAAACTTGCGAACATGAGTTCTCAACAGTTGTCGGTGGGAGTCTTGAAAATGTTCTGCGCACTATGACTGGCGCAGTAAAATTACAATTCTTCGACTTAACTTCTTTAGGCGGAGGTATTTCATTACTAATCAATCAAGGAGGACTAAACGAAACAGTCATATTTCAACGGGAGGTTGCGAAGCCCGATGCCTATTGACATTTCCCAACACATGAGAGATAACACTAATTTCGCAAGGACTCTGCGCAGTAGGACTTTTGAGAAGTTTACGCAAGAGCAGGTCGAAGAAGTGTTATCGCATATGGGAAATGTTATGTCGCTGCACAAAATACACCGAAAGGTCGCAGTTATGGGAGTCGTTTTGTTTCACATGGAAACAGGACAAATACTAAGCGGCGGCCAAATAACCGAGAGGGTGAATGAGATTATGATTCCTCAAAACTCACTTCATCCCTCCGGTGTCGGTCACATACTAAAGTTAATAGAAAGATGGGGTTATATCGAGAGGATATTCACCCCGTATAAAAATTACCAATACAGGAGAGTTAAATAAATGAAATTAAGTTTTAAATGCAATGAATGTGAATCTAAATTAAAAGTCGGAGTCAATAATGATTCTGCGCAGAATGTCGTTTGTCTTGAATGCGGAGAACAACACCGAGTAATCGTCAGTGTGCAGAATACTGTTTCTTCGCATAATACATACCGCAAAGAATCGTGGCTTGCAAACGAATACGCCGGAAGGGGGCGCAGTATGGCTTCTATCGCAAAAGAATGCGCAGTATCACCTATGACGATTTACAAGTGGCTCAACACACACGGAATAGCAACGAGACCAACTGGCCGACGCAAAGAATGATTGGCATGTTGTCAGATATGCGCATTTCATTCGCCTTTTCTCATACAGAGTTAGAGGGTGATTGGGGCAGCCCCTTGAAGTGCGCAAGTGACAAAGGTTATCCCCCGATATTCGATGAGATGGTTTATTGGGTTCTTTGGGTCGGTGAAGAGGCAATTGCTTATACTGGCTCTCTGCGCATAGGAGACTTTGCGTTTGTTGGCAATACCTATGTGCGCAGAGAATGGCGAAGCAGGGGTTTGCACAAGCACCTCTTGAATGAACGCAACAAATCCGATTTACTGCGCAGTATTCCTAAAATTACAATCATTAACCCAATAGAGGGCATAACCTCGACTCGTCTTGAGTCGGTTGTCCGGTCTCTTGGCTACACTAAGGTTGAGTCTTTTGGAGATGTAAAGGACATTATGCACCAATGGGTTTATGAGGACATTGCTCATCATAACATTTGGAGGCTTAATTCTTGAAGAAAATTATACTCGCAGATTGTTTAGATGCTTTGAAAGACATGGAAAGTAATTCTGTTGATTCAATCGTCACCGACCCGCCATACGGGTTATCCTTCATGGGTAAAAAGTGGGATTATGATGTTCCTTC